TCAAACTAGTATTCTCCAAGCACCCCCAATCTTTTTGACCGTTATAACTCTGTTTCCGTTTGCTGAACCTGTAAATACCTTGTCGGTTCCCCCCACCGCCATGCCTGAACCTCCTGATTTAAATGTAATTTGCCCCGAAGTGTCGTTAGTTATCAGTACATGAAAGTACATTCCGTCTCTTGCTGGCTGGTTTATTCCTGCAATGACAGTGTTATCTGCGGCTGATGCGATTGTGTACGTTGCCCCATGTTGTGGCACCCAAGTATTCGTCACGGTAGGCCAACCATTACCAATGGAATTAAATGCTATAGTGTTTGTTGATGGCTGCCGTTCACCGTCCCCTTCAATAAAGTATGTTCGGTTCCTTTTATCGAACAGAACTTTAACTAATTTATTATTATTTACACCAAATCCTATGTAGTGAATCCCCCCAGAGAGATATGTCCCACTTATTACGATTCCAGCTGCAGGGCTATCGCTTGTACATGCCAAATAAAAGTAATCAGTTGTGCCAATATCTTCTATAAAGAATCTTCTGTACGCGTCACTAAGAACCCTATAAACCATCCCATTCTCTGGTATTAAATTAGAGGTCCCTGTGGTACTGAACTGACCGCGAGTTGATGTTAACGGGCTTTGCTCCATGTATCTTCCGAGAAGCGTTGCAGCTCGTGTGTAGGAAGCAATCGCCTGCTGCCCTTCTTTCAGGGTTGCAAGATTAAGCATCGTTCCATGCCTGATTCCCTCTGAACTTCTCACTGGCGATGGAGATGTCCATGTAGAGAAATCAGTTGTTGTAACGAAGTAATATTCACCATTTGTATTGTAGGCATCGGCATATAGATACCATTGATTGTATTTTTTCGAATACATAAGGCATGGCGCTTCCACTGCAGTACCACCAAAATCAAGATCAGATATCTTGGTGTACCCACCTACTGCTGTATTAGAGCGCCATATTTCAATGTGCTTGTTGTATTCATTTTTTATCGCTATCAGATATCGCCCATTTGAGTCTTGATTCATTTGTGGATCAAGACGCTGCACGCTAATATCTTGTAGGAACAATTGAGGAGAATCAAAAGTAAGATTTTCCAGATCGTTACATTTACAACCGATTGCTGCCGCCCACGTTACAGATGTCCCATTTATATCTGGCGCATTGGGATTTATTCCCACTGTAGCAACAATCCATACATCACCGTTGTTATCTTGAAATAGTGATGGTGCCCATATTTGATTAATACTGGTTAGTGTTCCGCCGAACTGAACTGCTGACTGTCCATAAAGAAGAGATGGTCCCATTTTTACTTCTTTAGGAGTCCAATTAATCATATCGTCACTAGTCAGAACAATAAGATCACGAGGGCCTCCAATTGGAGGGTTTGGGTGCCCAGAGGTGATACAAATATGCCATCTCCCATTAAAGAAAGAAATGTCCGGATCGTTACCCCTGACGGTTGTCAGGTCCATCAAAGACGTTTGAGCTGACGAAAGATACCAGTGGCTATCCGTTAGCAGATAGGTAGTGTTGATAGATTCCAACCAAGAACCATTGTAACTCTTAAACAGAGTTACCTTTCTGTCTGTTTGGTTATTAAAGAATGCTCCTACGTAATAATCTGATGCATTCTTGGAGCTTACTCTATTAGTATATTCTTCTGTTTCGTCGATAAAATCTTGAACAGTACCACCACCATTTTTACCTATCATCCCTGAACCAGACGACGTGGCAAGCATTGCTCGCAGGCTTGCATCACCAATGCCTACCCACGCGCCCACGCCAACCCCGCCGGATGTTTCTGGCGTAGATCCAGCATCTACATGCTTCGGCAGCGCGCCGTCCCAGCGATAGTATTCGCCGGTGTCTTCATCACGCAGCGCCTGGTTAGGCAGGGTGATATCAGCACCGTCCTGGAACGAGTCGATAAGGATCCACCCATACTGAGCAATCGCCTGCTGCGCAAGCCAGCGCAGCCCTTCGATGGTGTAGTGCTCATTCCCGAACCGGTCAACATAGGTGTTTACCAGCGAAGTAACGAACTCGTCAATTTTACCCGCGTTAAACTTCAGATCGCGAGGAGATTCACTTGGAACAGGCAAATTGGTAGGTTGCGTAGTCATATATATTCCATGAAAAAAACCCGGCACGTTGGCCGGGTCTTGGTGGTCGGGGACGGTTCTTATTCGTAAATGGCGTCGCTATACTCCGCGACAGTCAGAGATACAGTGTTATCTGTGTTGGGCTTGATGCTGCTGACCTTCCATAGTTGGCTATCCAGTTCTTCCACTGTCGCAATGAGATAGCGCGACGGCAGCTGCACAGTGTCTCCGTTCCAGATATTGAGCTGAATGTTGGGGATAGCCGCGGTGAATCCGTACTTCGTGTCGCTACGGGCGGTGGCCGGATAGCGCAGACTTGGGTTACCCAGGCTGTCGGTAACCAGCACATACATCGAGCCGGTAAACGTGATCGGCTCGCTGGTATCGAAGTCATTCCCGGAGCGGCCGGTGACGTAACCACCCTGCTGGTTGCTGTCGTAGATGTCTGGCATCTGAATGACGCTACCGACCTGGATAATGCCGTCCTCAAACACTTTGGCGTTCATCTTCACGCGCGAGTAGATCAGGCGTTTGGTTTCGCGTAATGCGCGCTCCCGGGCCTGATACTCGTTACGGAAGCCGACTATCTCCAGCTTGTTCGGGTTTTCCGCTTCCTGCTCGACGATGGCGCCGTTCAGCACGCGGTAGTTGATGTACGTCTTATTGTTCGTGGTCGGGTGGACGTAGGACACCTGTACGCCGTCGTAGCCGCCAGGAAGCGTGGCCTCGTACGTCATTTTGTACTCGTCCGTCTTCATGTTCGCACGGTTGAATACCGCCGCCGGGTAACCGGGGTGCGGGTAGAGAGGTTAAACAGCATAAGCGATTCTGATGCATCGAAAGAAGGTTGCTGTATTGCTGATATGGAAAGTGGTGACTGCCTAAGCGATGTATTTGCTCGCCTCTGGACATCTATTTACGGCGATGAAAGTTGGAAGGTCAACCCTTGGGTCTGGGTAATCGAATTTAAGGTGGTGCCCAATGTTCAGGATAATCCAGCCTAATACCTGGTACGCCGACATGTTCGGTGAGCCATGCAAAATCCTCCGCGCTACCCACGAAGTAATCCACTACATTCGCAACGGTCGCACCTGCATCGCCAGCATAGGTCGCTTTCAGCATGAATTCGAGCCGCTGACCAAAGCACAGGCTGAGCGGATCGCAGAAGAAATCGAAACAGCAGAACACCTGAAGAAACTGCGCGCCCAGCGTGCGGCATGAGGAGAGAGCGTGAAACCTTACGAATCGAAGAAATCGCAGTTCACCAGAAACCTGATCCGGCGGCGCCACGCTGAATGGTCAGAAAAGACCTTCGGCAATGTCGGTCCCATCGGACCTCTGAAGCACCTTTCGAAAGAGGCACTGGAAGCTGCTGCCGATCCTGCCGACCTAAGTGAATGGGCTGATATGCAGTTCCTGCTATGGGACGCGCAGCGGCGCGCCGGTATCACCGATGAGCAAATCACCGCGGCGCTGGAAGAAAAGCTAAAGGTGAATATGGCTCGCCAGTGGCCGGAGCCGAAAGACGGCGAGCCGCGCCTCCACATCAAACCATGACGCAACTGATAGCCAGTTATGAGCTGGCTATTGGGTGCGAAAGCACTGCAACGTCATCCCTTTTGCCCGGCCCCGCGCCGGGCTCTTTTTTTGCCTGGAGACACCCATGAGCGAAATGACCTTAATCGTGCCCAATGACTGGGTAACCGAAGAAAAGCTCGTCGAGATTACCGGCCTTCGCCCGGGCACTATCGAGCGGGCCCGCAAAAAATGCTGGATGGTAGGACGGGAATACCTTCACGTCTCACCGGACGGCGTGCCGAAGAAAAACAGCGAATGCATGTACAACCGAAAGGCTGTCGACCAGTGGGTGGAGAGCATGTCAAAGAAACAGCCGGGTGCGCGCCAATGAAGATCCGTTTATGCTTAGCGGGCTCTTGGACGTCAGGAGGGAATAATGGCTAAGTCAGCATACCCAACAGGCGTGGAGAACCATGGCGGTACGCTCCGCATATGGTTCATCTATAAAGGCAGCCGGGTGCGTGAAAGCCTCGGCGTGCCGGATACACCAAAAAACAGAAAAGTAGCTGGCGAGTTGCGGGCGTCGGTGTGCTTTTCGATTAAGACCGGCAACTTCAACTATGCCGCCCAGTTCCCGGACTCACCGAACCTGAAGAAATTTGGGGTTGAGAGCAAGGAGATAACCGTTCTCGAACTGGCAAATAAATGGCTGGATCTGAAGCGCATGGAGATCAGCACCAACGCGATGTCACGCTATGCATCTATAGCGCGCAACATGGTGCCTAGGATTGGTGGGGACAGGCTGGTATCTGCGGTAACGCAGGAAGATCTGCTGTTTATCAGGAAGGAATTGCTGACCGGTTATCACACGCTGAAAGTCGGACAGAAAACGCCGGTTAAGGGCCGCTCAGTCAGAACGGTCAACAACTACATGAAGACCATGGGGGGGATGTTTAAGTTTGCCGCTGATAGCGGTTATGTACGGGTGAATCCGTTCACCGGGATCGCCATGCTTAAGCGGTCACGATGCGAGCCTGACCCGCTGACGCGCGATGAGTTTGTCAGGTTGATTAACGCCTGCGCCCACCAGCAACTGAAAAACATGTGGTCTCTTGCCGTCTACACCGGCGTGCGCCACGGAGAACTTGTGTCGCTGGCCTGGGAAGATATCGACCTGAAAGCGGGTACGATGATGATCCGCCGGAACCACACGTTAACGAAGGAGTTCACCCTTCCGAAAACAGAGGCCGGAACGGACCGTATCATCAACCTCATTCAGCCAGCGATCGACGTGCTGAAGAGCCAGGCCGAGTTAACACGCCTGGGTAAGCAGTATCAGGTTGAAGTGAAACTCCGCGAGTATGGCCGTACCGATGTGCATCCGTGCACGTTCGTGTTCAACCCGCAGATCGCTTCGCGTAACAGCCGTGCCGGGCATCATTACGCTGTGGGGTCGATCAACCAGTCATGGGAGGCAGCAATGCGGCGCGCCGGGATTCGCTATCGCAGAGCATACCAGTCCCGACACACGTATGCATGCTGGTCGTTGGCTGCCGGTGCTAACCCGAACTTCATCGCGAAGCAAATGGGCCACACCGACGCGCAAATGGTCTACCGGGTGTACGGATCTTGGATGGCTGAAAATAACCAGGATCAGGTACTCATCCTCAACCAGAAATTGAGTGAGTTCGCCCCATCCATGCCCCACGCAGTGGGATCGGGCGGTTATTAA